CGGCGATGGGGTCGCCGCCGGCCTTGAGCGCGTCCAGCGTCTCAACGACCAGAGCACGGTCCGCGTCGCAGAGGTAGTAGATGCAGGAGCCGTTTTCGTCCATGACAGCGAGGTGCAAACGACCGGCGTTATCCTCGTAGATACTGTAAGTGTACTTCATTTTTGTTTCCTCCCGGGGTGTTCCCCTCTCTTGTTTACATGCTTATTATACGCTAATATTAGCATATTGTCAAGAAAAAATCACAGAGTTTTGAAGAAATTTTTGAGGGCAAAACGCGGGCATTTTGCGGGCAATTTCCCGCGGCAAAATCGCGGTACGATAGGGGCAACAAAAGGAGGTGCGCGCGATGTACGACCGACTTTTAGCTTTGGGATTTACCGAGCAGATGGCGATGGACATTCTCGCGCTTTTTCCTGACCCTGACGAGCTGCGCACTTACGTCTATTTCGCGGAGCTTTTCCATGTATAGCTATTTCAACCCGAATCCAAACGGGCGCAACGTCAGCGACTGCACCGTGCGCGCGATCTGCAAGGCGACGGGGAAGGACTGGGGCGAAGTTTATTTGTCTCTGTGCATACAGGGATACTTGGACGGCGACTTGCCCAATGCAAACGCCTGTTGGGGCGCATATCTGCGGTCGCTCGGCTATCGGCGCTATATCATGCCGGACACTTGCCCGGACTGCTACACGGTCGGCAGATTTGCTGATGAGCACCCGCGCGGGACGTATATTCTCGCGCTTTCTGGTCATGTGGTCTGCGTGCAGGATGGTGTAATTTACGACAGCTGGAACAGCGAGAACGAAATCCCGCTTTATTATTGGGTCAAAGAAACGGAGGAATGAACATGGCATATCCCTATTTCAATCCCTATTATCCGCAGCCAATGCCGGACAACCTCATGCAGATGCGGCAGATGCAGCAGCCACAGATGCAGCCCATGCAGCAGCCTATGTCGCAGCCAGTGCAACAGAACCCCATTGCACAGGGCGGCGTGCAGTGGGTAAGCGGCGAGCAGGAGGCGAGAGGGTATCTCATCGCGCCGAACTCCGCTGTGGCGCTGTGGGATTCTACCGCGCCGACTGTGTATCTCAAGCAGGCGGATGCAAGCGGCAAGCCGACGCTAAAGATTTATGACCTTGTAGAACGCGCAGAAACGCCCCGTACAGCGCCGCAGGAAAAGGGCGTGGAATTTGTCACCCGCAAAGAGTTTGACGCTCTGGCAGCGCTTGTGGGCGAAATAAAAGGCAAGAAAAAGCGCAAGGTTGAGGAGGACGAAGACGATGAATAATCCATTCATGTCCGCGCTGGGCGGTGGGCAGATGCCGGGGCCGATGGGTGAGCTGATGCAGCTCAAGCAGAAATTCCAGCAGTTCCAAAGCGGCTTTCAGGGAAACCCAAAAGAAGAAGTCAATAAGCTCCTGCAATCTGGTGCGATGAGCCAGCAGGAGTTAAACCAACTGCAATCTATGGCAAAACAGTTTGAGCATTTATTCCATTGATCTTATCGTGGCCGCGATTTGATAAATAAAATTTATGAAAGGAGAGATAATATGTCTCTTTCCGACGGTGCTCCCATGATGACTATGCCGGTCGCGCCCGCGAACAATTACGGCGGCGGTATGGGTATGTGGGGCGACAACTGGATCTGGATTATCGTTCTTTTCCTCTTCGGCTGGGGCCGCAACGGATTTGGCAACGGTAACGGCGGCGGTGTGATGGACGGCTACGTTCTGACCTCTGACTTTGCGAGCGTTGAGCGTAAGCTCGACAGCATTTCGAATGGCATTTGCGATTCCACCTTCGCGTTGAACAATGCCATTACTGGTGGCTTTGCTACGACCGCACAGGCCATCAACAGCGGCTTCGGCAATGCCGAGCTGTCCCGCGCAAACCAGCAGGCGGCTCTCATGCAGCAGCTCAACGCCATGCAGATGCAGGCTGCTAATTGCTGCTGCGAGAATCGCGCGGCTATCGCGCAGGTGCGCTATGACATGGCGACGCAGGCGTGCGACACGCGCAACACCGTGCAGAACGCCACGCGCGACATCATTGACGCGAACAACCAGAACAGCCGCGCGATCCTCGACTTCCTGACGCAGAGCAAGCTCTCTGACCTTCAGGCCGAGAACCAAGGCTTGAAGCTGGCGGCAAGCCAGGCGGCGCAGAACAGCTATCTGGTCTCGCAGCTGCGGCCCTCCCCCATTCCGGCCTACACGGTGCAGAACCCCTATTGCTGCAACCAGTTTGCCGGTTGCGGCTGCTGACAACTGCATAGCATAGCTTCTCGGGCACCATATCGGTGACGTTACCGAGATGGTCGGCCCCGTGCCGACACTGGAAACAACGCGGCGGGGCAATAGCCCTGCCGCTGTATTTTAACCGGGTCGAAATCGACCCCTTTAGAAAGGACTGATTATTTTGGCAGAGTACACAAATGCAAATATTGTGAGCGTAGCCGCTGGGCAGAACGTTCCCTTGACCGAAACGGCGGTCAATAGCAAGCCCTGTATCTTGCATCGCCAGGGCGCAGGCATTGTCACGCTGCGCGGCCTCACCAATCAAAACCGCGCTCTGTTTCGGGTCTCCTATGGCGGCAACATCGCTATTCCTACCGGAGGCACGGTTGAGGCCATCACGGCGGCGCTTGCCATTAACGGAGAGCCGTTGACCAGCGCAACAGCTACCGTCACGCCTGCGGCGGTAGAAAATTACTTTAACATTTATGTTTCCGCACAGGTCTGCGTCCCGAAAGGCTGCTACCTGACGGTCGCAATGGAAAACACCAGCACTCAGGCCGTCAACTTCGCCAACTCGAATCTGACGGTTGAGAGAATCGCGTGAAAGGAGAATGGACATGAGCAAGAAAGCAATGTATGATCTGCGCAATATGCTGTGCAACGAACTCGACGAGCTGGCACGTAAGGGCGAGCTTGGCGCGTGCGATCTCGAAATTGCGCACAAGCTGACGGACACCATCAAGAACATCGATAAGATTGAGATGTTGGAGGACGACGGCTATTCCCGCGATGAAGACTATTCTCGCCGCTATTCCCGCGACGGAGACTGGCAGTCTGGTATGCGCGGCGCTTATGACCGTGATATGTCCAATGCGAGACGCGGCACGCATTATGTGCGCGGCCACTATTCCCGTGATGGTGGTATCGACAACATGAAACGCCAGTTGCAGGAAATGCTGGACAACGCCGACGACGAAAGCATCCGCAGAGCCATCCAGCGCTGCATGGACACGATTGAGGGCTAAAGTGGGTGCGCCCCTATGGTCGACGAGAATGAGGTCAATCGCTGGATAGCTCGCCTTGAAACAGAGGAATCGAGTTGGACAAACTATGAGCGCCTTGCCGTGCTGTATGCCATCCGTGACCAGCAAAGCAGCAGCAGGGAGAGGGCTTTGCCAATGGCATACTCCGCAGCACCCGCGCCGGTTAGCGTCGAAACATACGGCGACAGCGACTTCCTGCGCGCAGTGGCAGATATTCCGCCGGACAAGGCGTGGGAGATCATGGACGAGCTGATGGACAGTTTGAAAATTGTGAACGAGCGCGTCTATAATAGCGTCATGCGTAAGCTCGAAAAATGAGAACACCCCCGTCGTAAGGCGGGGGATTCTTTTGGGCATAATTTACCTTTGGGAACACGAAAGGAAAGCCGACCAACAGCGAGTTTATCGCCATGATCGCGGACCGCATCCGTTTACAACGGAAGATCTATAGGGTGTGAAAAGCGAAAAAGGGCCTTGATCAGAAGATCAAGGTCTGCATGAGTGATGAAGTGTCGATTTACAAAGACAGTGATGTGAAAAACTCAGCGCTCTAATGTCAAGTGAAAAGCCCTCGGCTCATCAGTTTTTTGATGGGTCGGGGGCTCTTCCTATAATGTGGCGGAGATAAGTTAATCTTTTTTTCTAAGTCGTTCTATAAGACTGTGAGCTAATTCAATATCTTCGTCTGTCAATCCAGAGACGTTGATTGAAGCGGTAGACTCGACACCGAGTAAGTAGTCGGTCGAAATCTTAAAAATGGCAGCCAATTCAACAATGTACTGTGTGGAGGGAACGGAGATTCCTTGCTCCCAGGCATTGACGCTTGAACGGGTTATACCGAGCTGCTTGGCAAGCTCTGACTGGGTCAGTCCTCGCCGCTCTCTAAGTAATCGGATACGGTCAGAAACCATGCTATCACATCCTTTATGATAGTATGGTAGAGAAGACTGAACGATATTGCATTATCAAAAAGATATTATAAATTGACAATGAAGATAAAATGTTATATCATATGGAGAGAACACAGGGCCAAAGGTGGTGTTCAAAGAATGAAGTAGGAGGAGAGAAAAGTGAGAAAGTGCAGCGATATGAAAAACATTTGGAGACGAATAGCGATTCTAATCTGTGTGTTGGCGACGGTATTTATACTGTCTGCCTGCGGTAAGAAATGCGCGGTAGATGGCTGTGAGAATAAGCCGATAAAAGAGAGCGACTACTGCGAAGAACACACGTGTGCAGTAGAAGAATGCTTGCTTTCACGTGAAGTGAACTCAAACTATTGTAATGTACATACCTGCTCGATGCTCAACTGCTATGAGTTGGTGATTGATGGTTCTAAATGCTGTCAAGAGCATACCTGCATAGTCGAAGGCTGCTTCGAACGGGTGAAGGATAATTCGACCTATTGTAAAAATCATGGTTGTGCATACGACGGTTGCCCTGATAAACCTATTGAAGGCGGAGAATATTGTTCAAAGCATACTTGTGCTGCTGAAGGATGCCTAAACGGAGTAGCAACCGCAAAGCCGTACTGCTTTGAACATGCATGCGGAAAAGCTGCATGTAAAAATCCGCATATCTCCGGCGGCGAATACTGTCAGGAACATACTTGCAAAGTATCTGGATGCAAGGGAGGAACAGTAGAATCAATGGGATATTGCTCTAAACATATTGCTGAGATGGCTGAAAAGGAGAAACAGTCTGTACTGGCAAAGTTAAGCAAGGACTATGATAAAGTAGAGAACATTACATGGTATAAGCCGCAAGCATATCCTTATTATGCAAACAGCAGAAGCTATGTGTTGCCGTACATAGGAGTGGACAGTTATGGGAATGCATGGCTGAGGCTGGTGTTCCACTATACTGGCGATAGTTGGATTTTCTTTAAGAAAATTACGGTATCAGTGGACGGACAGAATTATGTGAAAGATTTTGATTATTTTGAGGTGTCACGCGATAACGGCAGCGGTGATGTTTGGGAATATGTAGACATTAGCCTGAGCGGCACGGACATCAATATGTTAAGGGCAATCGCTGCTTCTAAAGAAACGATTGTCCGCTTCCAAGGTGATGATTATCACTATGATTTGACGGTCAAGAGCTCAGATAAGTCAGCAATTATATCAGTGCTGGATGCTTATTCGCTGCTATAGTTGATAAATTCATAGAAAGGAGAGAAGAAAAGTGGCTGACAAGTATTGCTTTTGTGCGAGTGCAGGGAAAGATGTCGTAATTACAAAAAACGTGATCAAGACTGGCGGAACAGTAAGTATGGGAATTCTTGGGAAGATTGCCACATCTGCATGCAGTAATCAATTCGATTGTCCGCACAGTGAGAAATGTGATCAAACTGGAGGCTCGCGTGAATTCCATCCAAAGCTGTGTGTGAAGTGGGAAGTAAAGAAAGCTGCCCTCTTTTGAGAGCAGCTTTCTTTACTTTTTCTGTTTCTTTTTCATGCGGCGCTCAATGTGCTGCAATCCCCGCAGGCACAGCCAGGAGACGGCGCCGAGGAGCAGCGAGCCGAGCGCAAATTGCTTTTTCTTCATGTCGATATCCTCATGTGTCGCTTTCGCGTAAAACAACGTCTGCGGTGAAGCGCTTGCCGTCGCGCTCGACTAAGAGCTTGAGCGTTTCGCCTGCTTCATGGCGGCGGCGGACACGCAGAAGGTCGGTGGACTTTGTCAACGCTTCGCCGTCGGCCGCTACGATAAGGTCACCCTTCTGGATGCCGGCCTCGTCGCCGGGGCCGCCGGGCGTGACGTCCATCACGCGCAGAGCGATCTCGCCGCTATCTAAAATGACGGGCGCGATCTGTACCGAGATACCGATCACCACCTCGCCGTGCACCTCGCCGTAGGCGATCAGGTCATTGATCATATAGGCGGTCGAGGCGATGGGAATGGCAAAGCCGAGGCCCTCCACGCTCGTGGTGGAGGACGAGCCCATCTTCATCGTGTTGATACCGACGACCTGACCGTACACGTTGATGAGCGGACCGCCGGAGTTGCCATTGTTGAGCGCGGCATTCGTCTGGATGAGCGTCATCGTCACGCCGTCGACGTACACGTCGCGGTTGATGGCGGAGACGATGCCGTCGGTCAGCGTGCCGCGCAGCTCCACGCCGAGCGGGTTGCCGATGGCAAACACCGGATCGCCGACGGTCAGCGCGTCAGAGTCGCCGAATTCCGCGGCGGGAAGGCCGCTGGCCGCGATCTTGATGACGGCGAGGTCCTTTTCTTCGTCGAGCCCCAAAAGGCACGCACGGTAATCCTCACCCGTGTCGAGCACGACGTAGCACTCCGAGCCGCCCGCGATGACGTGGGCGTTCGTGAGGATGTAGCCATCCTCGGTGAAGATGACGCCGGTGCCGACCATGGCGCTGCCGTCGCGGTTGCCGGTGAGCACTGTGACGGTGGAGGGATTGACTTTCTGGTAGATCTCCTGGATCGTTAGCGCCTCGCCGTGGCTTTCGTTGTAGCGGAGCTTGACCTGATCGGTGTTGGGCAGGCGCTTGATGGTCGTTTCGCCATGCTCGCTGTTGTCGTAATAATCCTCGTCATGGCGCTGCTCAAAATCATCGTCGTGATAGGACCGGTGATCGTCGAACGCGCCGCCGAGCCACAGCGCTGTGACGACGCCGCTGACGAGGAGAAGGCCGAGCATGCAGAAAAGGAAGATCTTAAGCCCTTTCCGCTTTTTGCGCGGTGATGTATGCTTCTTCGGCTGTCCGGGCAGCGGTGTCGGCTGCACGTAGCGCTCCACGATGGGCGTGACGGGCGCTTCATAGCGCAGCACGACCTCCTGCGGCTCGCCGCTCTGGCTGACCGTCGGGGATAACTCCTGATTCTCGTGATCCATAGCGTGTTTCTCCTGTTGAGACTTACTGCGCGGTCTGCCCGCCGGCGAGCGTCACGCTGAAGGTGAACGTCGTCAGGCCGTTTTCGCTTGTGACGGCGATGTGCTCCTTGTGCTGGTCCAGAATGGTTTTGACCACGTAGAGCCCGAGGCCCACGCCGTCCTTATCCTCGGAGCGGGATTTGTCGCTCTTGTGGAAGCGCTCGAACAGCAGCGGGATCTCCTCGGCGGGGATGGTGTCGCCCTCGTTGCGAACCGAGATCAGCGCCTTGCCGTTGAGCGTCGTCACGCCGAGGTAGAGCGCAGAGCCCTTGCGGGCGAATTTTGCCGCATTTTCGAGCAGGTTGTAGATGACCTGCGTGATGAGGTCGTTGTCGCCGAGCAC